TTAATCCTCCTTGTATGCAAACATCCCAAATGTTCTAACAGCTCTATACATTAACTGTCTTTTGAAAAAGCCTACCCCTTGTTCTTTCATAACTTCTAAAAATACTTTATCTGCTTCTTTTCTACTTACTCCTAAATTATGACCTTTTCTATACAGCCAGTCATGAATAACAGCTGCTTTTGTATGGTCCCCATAAGTATTAATAACATTTCTGAAAATCCTAGGTACACTAGCTAAATCACACTTAAAACCTGCAGGTATATGAATTAATTTTTCTCCTATCATATATCTATAATCTTTTTCTAAAATAAAATCTTTTCCATCATAATATTTTAAATTAAATTCATCTAGTTCTGGCATTATATCCTCCTTTTTATTTGTTATAAAAATTAATTCTTTGTCTTAATACACTTAAATAACCATTCATGAATTTTAGCTGTTCTTTTAGATAGACTTGTTCTAATCCTTTTAATTCTTTAAATTTTTCTCCAGTAACAAAATTTTCTAACTTTGTTACTTTATCTTGTAACTCATTTTTCTCTACAACCATTCTTTCTATAAATGCTTCCATTTTATCACTCCTTATCTTCTAAATTGAATATTATCAGCTATCCCTAGTTGAAAATGTACTAAATCTTTTTGCTTCCAATTTCCACCCCAAACTATCCCATATTTATCAATCAAACCTTTGCTTTTAGCAATATCATAAATAGCTTTATAATATTTATAATCCCATCTAGCAATAGTTTTTTCTTTTTCTTCTCCAGTTTTCTTATCTGTGTACTTTTCTTTTTCCAAAACTGCTATATCAACAGCATACCCATATCCATCAGCTTTTACTTGGTGCTTTGATTTTAATTTATATCCGTCACACCAACTAACTTTACTTAGTTTATTTCCTTTTCCATCGTACAAAAGAGTTCTTCCTTTTTGATATTCATGATTTTGTTCTTCAGCAGTTCTAACTCCACAAGTTATTTTAAAATCGTATGGAGATTCTTTTATTAATTCTTCCATAAAAACTACTAATTTTGGATGAACTCCATTTAATTTTTCTAAACTATTTTCAGATAAAACAAACATATATACCTCCTTAAAAAAACGACCTTCTGAGAAGTCGTATAACACATTTTAAAAGGGATAGTTATACTAAACTACCTCTAATTGATTTACTTCTTCTATTCCCATTTTATAGACTCTAATTCTTCAACGGATTTAGAAGCTTCTAGTTTAATTGAAAACACTCCAAATTTTTCAAATATTTCAGATTTTCTTTTTATAAACTCTGTTAGAACATTCATTAGTTCAGAATAAGTAAAAGTTTTTATACTGTTATCTGCAAGTATCCAGTTTCTTGTATCTGTTTCTGTAACTTCTCCATTTTTTAACATATAATCAACTTCCCAAAAGTTCTCTAAATCATCTTTTCTAACTTGAAAAGTATCTCCATTTACTGTAATATTTTCATATAATTTTTGATTTCTAATATCTTTAAATTCTTCTCTTTTTAAGGTTTTTATTCTTTCTATATTTGGAGAGTATTTTATTTTATTATCCTCATAAATATAATCACTTAAAGGTTTAGTAAATTCAAAATTATCAACCTCTATTGAATCCGTAAAATCTCCTATAGAAGCATAAGCTACTATTCTATTATTTTTATCTATTTTTATTTTCATATAATCACCTGAACTTTAACTACATAAGTATCATCTCTCATCATGTCTGATGTATATAATGTATTAACTTTTATAAATAAACCATAAGACCTATTAGCCACATTATTTGTTATATAATGTACCTCATTATCATTAATAGGTCTATTACATCCTGTAATTACCATAGTATAACCATCACTCACTACTATAGTTATAAATATATATTTCCATTCTGTAGGTATATTCTCTAAAGTAAAATCTTTAAAAAAATGTCTTCCTTCAAATAAAGTTTTAAACTCTATTCCACCACTTTTTATAGTAACTTCTTTACTAGTATTATCACTCATAGTTAATTTTAACTTATTATCTACAAAAGACATATCTTGAATTGTTTTTATATCTGTTGTTGAAGGTATATTTAAGTGAGTTTTAAAATTAGTTATACTTGGACTGTTTGTTGGTACTTCATTAGTTATTTTATTTAATAAATCTGACCCACTAAGTAATTCTGTACTAGGTATAGTAAATTCTTTTCTAGTATTGTTACTTAAATCTACAATCAATTTTTTATCTTGTTGTGTGATATTTGTAATACCTACACCATCTACTCCTCTAGCTCCAGTTAAACCTGTTTCGCCTTTTTGACCTATTAGGTTAGGTATACCTACCCAATTTCCATTAGTATCTTTTATATTTAATATATAAGATTTTGCCATATTATTGTGTCAACCCCCTAATTAAATTCTGTAAGTCTTCAGGATAATCATCAGTAGTATAATATATGATGTTAGAACATCTTAAATCTACATACCCAGTTTCTGAATATTCAGGACTTACTATATTAAATCTCACCATATTAGAATCTGAATTTGGTGCTACAAGTATACTACCTATCGATACTCCTGAATCATGGAATAAAGGAGAATATATAGGGTATGCACTTCTAAGCCCAAGAGGTAAAGCAAATGCTCCAAATGTTTTATTATTAGTTAATTTTAATTGAATAGCTACAGTACCATTATAAGTACTCTTTCTAAATGCAGAAGCATTTACCTCTGCTTTTCTTTTTAATCCAAATAAATCCCATTGAAGTCCCCCAAAATTCAATATTACCCAATCGTCTATTCTTCTAATTCTTACCTTACCGTTTAATACTGTTGAAGTAAATTCTATAGTTCCTGTATCCCCTTTTATTACTTTCCACTCTGTATTATTATTTCCAATCTTTAACCACAAGTAAGCTCCATTAGTTTTAGCTTTATCAATATATAGTGTGTTTACTTCTGCTTGAACTACACCTTTAGGACTTCCAGTACCTTTTATAAGTTTATTATTGTCATTAGAACCTTGTTGTAATAAAGTTTCAATATCTAAACCATTTTCAGTAGGCTTTATCCACACATCATATTCTGCTTTATTGGGTTCTGTTTCTGACACTATTACACTATTATGTCCTCTTTCTCCTCTTAATCCTTGTAAACCTTGTTCTCCTTTATCTCCTTTCAAAGCTTTTCTTTTATTTTCTATTTCTTCTAGAGCTTTTTCTTTACTTGCTATAATTTCTTTTTTTTGTTTCTCTCCTTCTTCTTTTATTTCCTTTGTTTTTGCTACAATTTCCGCTTGAATTAACTCTTCAATTTTTTTATTTTCGAATTTTTTACCTAATTCAATTTTTTTAGTTTTTATAACTATATCATCTAAAGTTATTCTATTTGTTCCTTCCACAATAGTTATTTTTAGAGTAGTCCAACCACCATTAACAAAAACACTATAATGGATAGGAAATAATACTTCATTTTCACCAGTTACAGATATTGTTTCAACTTGATAACTTTTATCTGGAAGTATGTATTTAAGTTCTAATTGCTTTCCCTGGAGTGTTTCTGCTCCAAACATATAAATAAATTTAAGTCTTATATGTGGAAAACCTCTATCTCCTACTGTAAACACATGACTATCTAAGACTTCGCAACGATTTGAATAAACTAAAACATTAGTTATATGCTCCATTAGTTACCACCTGCCATAAATTCTTTAATTTTAGCTAAATAATCATCTTTATTTATTAATTTAGGTTCTTCTAAAGTTTTAAAATAATTTTCAGCAGAATAAACTCCGTCTATAAATCCTTTTCCATAACTTGCAAAAATTATAAGCTCTTGTAAATTCATAATATGTTGAAAATTATCTTCAAAATACCAAACAACGGTATCATCTTTTCCTAATGCTATTTTACTTGCTAGCAAAAATGTCATAGTTGTTCCCATTAAACTAATATCTTCAAACCTGCATTTCTGCCTATGTTTTTCACCATCTATCTCATAGTCAAAACCATACTTTAATATTTCTGCTTTTATTCTATCCACCTTTTTATCACAATATTCTCTGAAACCTTCCTTATCCTCAACTATCCATTTTTTATTTTTTAAAATATGGAAAGGACTAGGTTTATCATCAATACTATACATTGTATCTTCAGTTTTAGAATACTCCCAATTAGCTGGAATACTTTCTCCTTTAAACTCCACTAATTCGCCAAAATTTGTAATTTCTTTATAATTTGGTATTTGATTTTCTGTTTGAAAAACAATTACTACTTCTCCATTTAACAAATTTTCTTTATTTAAATAAAAATACATATTAATCAACCTCCATTGCTATATATTGTACTTCTCCATTTCCAGTTGCAGATGATATAGTTGAAGTTTCAGCACTTGCTGTTATTGATAAGTTTTTAAAAGAAGAATTATTTATGCTATATATAACACCACTATATTGATAATATTCATACTTTATCCCTGATGCATCTTTTCCAACATCATGTCCATGTGAAGTATAAAATTCTCCACTTACTTCTAAATTACTTTCTAAAATTGTAATTTCTAAAGTGTAAGTAATATTTGTTCTATTTGTAAATTTTTTTAGAATATTAAAATTTGCATCAATACTTAATGGATTTATACTATACTCTATTCGATAAGGTAGTTCTTTATGATTTATATTAATAGAATAATTCTTATCAAAGATAACTTCCCCATTTCTTTTAACTTTTACATTAAATGATGGTACTTTTAAAACATTTAAGACTGCTTTTCTTTCTCCATTCTTTGCTGTTTTTTTTATATTTACACCAAGTTCTTTATAGCTACCTTTATAGTATTTCCCATCTAAATAACCTGTTATACCTAAAAGTGTTGTGACAAATACATTATTTGTACTCCAACTAGTACCCATAGCTTTAATAGCATTAGCATCTCTATAGTTTTCATTTGTTCCACCTATAAAGAAACGATATGAAACTCCACCTAAATGCTCAGCATAACAAAATATACTTGCCATATTCTTTCCAAAATTTGCAGATTTTATAGTTGGAAGAACTATCATAGGTTGCTTAAAACCTTCAAAATTCACAACTCCACTTCCAAAACTATTAGTTGCTACAGTACCGTATCTAATATTTTTAATTCTTGTTAATCTTTTCCCATCTCTATAGAAATCAATAGCACCATTAGCAATAGTTATAACTTCATTTGTTCCACGACTAATAAACCTAGCAGAACCATCAAAATTGGTTCTACCAGTTATAGTAAAATCTCCATTCTCCAATGAATTATTAACATCAGTTATAGTTTTTCCATTCTCTACAACTCTTGCTTGATTATTTTTAAATTGTATATAATGCCCTGTTGCTTCATCTCCAACTTGAAAAGATACATCTTTGTATTTTTCATTTGTAATATCAGTAACACCTAATAATATCTGAGAAGTTACTACACTAGGATTAGCTGGATCTTTAATATTTAAAGCAACTCTATTATTAGGATTTTCTGCTTCGAATTGTCCTAATTTATCAAAAGTTACATGAGCAAGTTCTCCATTAAGACTACCAAATTTCTCTCCTTCATTTAAGAGATATGCTCCAACCTTATCAGCTGTGCCTTGTAGTTTTATAATATTTCCATCAATAGAGTTATACATTTTCATAGATGGTAAAATTTCTGTTTCAGATATAGAGTTCCATACTCCGTTATAAAATTTCTTCCAGACATTTGTATCAGGATTAAGCCAAATATCATTTTCTTTTACATCTGCTAAATTAGGTTCTGTTTTCTGTTTAAAAAGCTTACTCCTTACATCTCTATCTAAAACTTTTAGATTTTTACTATTTTCATCTATCTTTTCTTCAAGAGATTTTAAATCTATAAAACTGCTATTACTTTTTCCCGATAAAGTACTAGAGTATGTAAAATCATCATCATTTTCAATACAATCAGCTTCTATTTTCATTTCAAATTCAGCAGGTTTTAAAGATATGCTAATATTTGTCACTCTTACAATGGTATTAATATCTTCAAGTTCTAAACTATAGACTTCACCTAATTTAATATCTTTCAAAAAATTAGTAGTAAAATTAAAAGTCTTATTATTTAGTATTTGATTTTTATATTCACATAATGCTATATGTTTAGCAAGTTTTTCAGTTTGAACTTCTCTATTTTTTTGAATAGATACAAAGTTTTCTTGATTTTTCTCTATAATATTTAGATTTTTAATAACTGATTCATTATTTTCATATTTCACAAGTGGAAGTCCTTTTATTTCAAAGTTTTCTATATATAGTTTATAAGGATAAGGATTAAAAAATTTAACTATTGCTTGTGTTTCTTTCCATTCCTCGACTATGTAATGAGTTCCTTTTACAAGTGAGATATCTACTTTACTACTTACATCATCTTCTCTAGTAAAATAATAAGCTGTTGCTTTAGTTAGAATTGGATTAGCAACACTGGAAGTTGAATAACTTATTTTCATACTTTGAATATCTTGACTGCCTACAGGTTTATTTTTATCAACTATTATTTTTTGAGATAAATCAAATACTACACGATTATCTAACTTCAAAAATCTATCATAAGTTACACGAATTCCATTATATAAATTAGAATTAAAAGTTTCTTCAATTTCAGTTATAATATTAGTTTTATTGAGTCTCAAATCTTCATTGATATTGAAACTTTTTTGTCTTGAAAAGAGCTTTTTATCCTTGATATATAAAATACTATCAGTGGCTTTTATAAATCTTTGTAAAATATCTATCCATCTTTCATCCTGCTCAAATAAAACAAAGGGAACTCTTATTAAGCTCCCATCATTAAATATTATGTCTTTAAAATCAACCTGGTCCTCTCTAAAACCTAATTTATTTGCTACAATATGAAGTAAAGAATTACTTTTATCATTTACATTACAAAAGAATAAGTCAAAGAAAACCATTGTTTCTGGAACTACTTTATCAAATAACTTATCATAACTATCTTTTATAGAATAGGTCCAGGTTTCATTCCCTGTATAACTTTTATTTCTTTTTTCAAGAGTTGCCATTCCTTCCAGTGTATATAAGATATTTCCAACTTCATCGATAATTTCTATTTTAACTTCATTTCCTGTATCAACTAACTTTTCATCAAGAATAAAATTAGCTTCCATAGAAGAAATTTCATTTGCTTTAGGTAAAGTAATATTACAACTATCTATATACTCTGTTATATCGTTATTTTTAGATATGTTAGTTATTTTAGCCACATATAAATGGCTATCTATTTCCATACTTAACTTTTGCATTTATTCCTCCTATGATGTCACTTTCGGTCTTTTAGTCCAAGCTTCTATACCTATATTCACACTTTTTAAAATTCTTCCTTCTAAATCGTCCACCCCATAAACTTTTTCATAGAAATTATTAGTAACTTTAATTTCTACATTAGAAGATTTATCCTGATAATAAGCATTCCCTAGTTGATTTTCAATGCTATCTTTATTATTTATAGCATCAAATCCGCCTAGTCCATTACTCTCTAATCTATAACCAAAATCTTTTAGTTTATTTTTAATGATGTTAAATGCTCCTTCAAATGTTCCGACTTTCTCTATCTCTGCTTTCATATCTTGAGTATTGACAAACTTAGATATTAAACCTTGATATACAGAACTTTCAGAAAATGCTTTTATTAAACTAGCTTTTGTACTTTCATATAAAGATTCCCCTAAAGTTTTTGAAAAAGTATCAAATTTCTTTTCTTTTTGAGCATCATTCATTGCAGTACTTAAAGCATTTTTCATATCATTTAGTTTGTCATTAAAATCTGAATTTGGAAGTATTTTATTAATAATAGAAATATCTATACCTCTATTTAATAAAAATTGTTTTATAGAATCAATAGACTTTTTAGCTTGTGTTTCTATTCCTTCAGCTAATTTTAACTTATTAAAGTCTACTCCAGTAAGTAAATCATTAAAATCTAACCTTCCACTTTTCTTAATGTTAACCATCTTTTCAGAAATTTTTTGAAATTCTTCATTAAAATAACTATCTAAATCAGAAAAAGCTATATCATAAGCAATTGAACTTGCATTTTTAAATATTTTTTCAAAATAACCTTTCATTGATGTTACAAACCCACCATTACCACTAGCTAAACCTTCAATCGTTTGAGCTCTTACATCTTGCATAGCAGTAACTAAAACCTGGTTATTTTTAGCCATTTCTTTAATAGTAGAATTGTATTGCTCTCCAACAAGTCCCATTTGTTTAAATTGCTCAGTGTATTCTTCAATTAATTTCTTTTCAGATAAATAATCTATTCCAGTAAAGCTTTCAAGAGTTGAACCTCTAAATAAATCTTTCTTTTCTCTTTCCAGTAAATCTAATTGTGATACAAACTCAGATATTTGTTTTTTCCATTCTTCTAAATTAGATTCAGTTAAATTTCTTCCAGTTGCTCTCACTAAATCATTGTGAGATACATTTTTTAAAATGCTATTTAATTGTCTCATTTCACTATCAGAAAATGAATCTAACTCAGTTTTATCAAAACCTAAATATTTTAATAACTGTGCTTCTCCAATATTTACAGAAGTATATGTATCTTTTCTCTTCTTCCTAAAACCTTTTCTGTACTTAGATGACCCTTTTTCTAATGCAGAAATATCAGTGAAATGTTTTCCACTTAACATAGCATCTTTAAATAAGTCAATGTTTCTATTGCCCCTTGAAATATAAGAAAGTGTTGGATTTTTAGAAATATCAGTAAGTACTTTATCTGAAAAACTCTTTACTATTTCATTATTTCTTTTTAATACTTCTGTCAAAGTTTGCATAGCTTTTATCTGCTCATTATATCTATTTGTATTTTCTTGATTTCTTTTATCTATTTCAGCAGCTTTCTTTTTACCTTTTCCAAAACCTAATGCTGATCCTAAAGTTTTAACAATACTTAATCCACCAGTTGCTATTCCAACAATAGAACTTATAGATGTTATTCCTGAAGTAAAACTATCTATTCCACCTGAAAACATTTTCGTTATTGATTTCATGTCAAAATTTTTATAAGATGTTGCTATATTAGCAAAATTTCCTAATATACTTCCAACATTACTTATTGTTTTACTTCCTGTAACTTGTCCTAATTGAGAGAAATTAGAAGCTAATATATTTATACTATCGATTAAATCATTTACTTTTTTTAATTTAATTGCTATTTCTTGTAAATGTTCTACTTCATCTTCTGATGCTTTTTTCTTTTGTTTTGCCATTTCAATATTTTCTCTTAAATACTTAGCATCTTCTTCAGATAAATTTTCTAAGTTAATATTATGCTTTTCATATGTTTTTATTAAGTCTCCAAGAACTTTAGCTTTTTCCTCATGATAGTTTTCTTCTGATATTTTTCCCTTTTTTAAATTTATTTCTAAATCTTCTAATTTTTCTTCAACATCTTCTAAAGCTTCATCAATATCAAATTTTTTAATCTTAAATTCTTTTTCTTGTAATTGAACCTGCAAGCTTTTAGCTAAATCAATATTTCCATTATCAACTGCTTCTTTTATATATCTTTTTAAAATACTTATTTGATTTTTGATTTTATCTATATCAGAAGTTCCTATAATGTCATCATAGTTCATCTGATTTTTCATATCTTTTTGAAATGCACCATAGATATCTTTAACATCTTTAGCTATTGATTTACTGTGGGATTTTATAGCCTTAGTTGCTTTAGCTACTTTCCCAGTCTTTCCTTCAAGAGATTCTAGTTGAGTTATTTTAGAATGAATTTCAGAAGCAGCAACAGGATCTATTCCAGAAGCCACTATTTTTTTATGAATATCTTTTAATGTTTTTAAATTTGCATTATTGTATTTACCGCTTTTCCAATTAGATAATAATTGTTCTGCATTTTCAGTTGCTATTTTATCTAACTCATTTATTTCTTTATACTTGTCTTTAGTCGATTGTGCTTTTCCTTTTAATTCTTTAATATTTTTTTCATATTCTCTTGTTGTAGAAGTTTTACTTAAATTTGAATTTGATACAATATCTAAAGTATTTGCTAATGAATTATATCCCCTTTCAAATTCAGCAGTTCTTCTCTTTAAATTTTCCTCTGCCTTTTTTTGAGCTTCATCACTGATATTCTTTCTAGTTTTTTCATCATTAGCATACTCAATTATTCCTGCACTTCCAGTTTTAATAAATCCTTTTTTTGTTCCCCCACCATATCTTCTAGTTAATTTTCCTAACTCTTCTTGTGCTTTCTCATCTCCATTAGCTGCTCTTTCATGAAGTTCACTTATTTTTTTGAGCTTTCTTGGACTTATTTTGCTATAATCAACACCAGTTTCTGCTAATAATCTTAATCTCTGTTCTTCTCTTTCTTCTTGCTTTTTTTGAACAGTTTTTAAATCTTTATCTGTATCAGCAATAATTTCTTTAAATTTATCACTAGCATATTCTGCCAATGCTTTTTCTTTTAATTGCCTTATAACGACTTCAATAGCTTCTGCAACTTTATAATAAGCTTCTGCCTCTTTTCCAATTTTTCCAATCAAATCAGGATACATAGCTAGCAATCTTTCATATATTTCATTTCTTTCTCTTTCACTTTCAGGAGTTCCTAAACCTTCAAGATACATTTTTGATAACTCTACATATCTATCTTTTAAATCATCTAAATTTTGTTTTTCTTTTACAAAATCAAATAGATAGTCTGTACTTGATTTTTTACTTAACATATCATCAACAGCTTCTGCAATTCCATTAAACATATGAACAACCTTGGTAGCAAATGGTAATAGCTTATGTCCAATAGCTGTTGCAATATTATCTATTAACCCTTCTGCTTTCTTTAATGAGTTAGCATATCCATCAATAGTTCTACTTGCATCACCTTGAATGTATGTTGTCATCTCCATTAACTTGTTATATCTTAATTGCATTTTTGTTGCTGTATCTAACTCTTGCCATTTTTCTTTTATTCCTTTAGATAAAGCATATTCTGCCATTGTAGTATCATTTAAGATAAGTCCATATCTTTTTAATGCCTCTGTTTCTCCTGTTAATGCTCCTTTTATTGCAGTAAAAGCTTCATCATCGGTAACATTAAAGAAAGAAGAAAAATCAGCAGTGAAAGTTGCTAAATCCTTAGATATTTGTTTAAAAAATGAAGTATCAAATCCTGCACCTTTAAACATTGAACCATATACACTAGCAAAATTTTGCATTTGGTAAATACTTCTACCTACTTCCTTATCAATAGTTCTCGCCCATTGTTCAATTTCTTTTGTAGAAGATTCAAAAACTTGTTGAGTAACATTTGCTAGTTCATCCATTTTAGAAGCACTTTCTATTGCAAACTTTCCCAGATCTTTTATTTTATTTCCAACATATAAAACTGCTGCAGCTACTCCAACTTTTTTTATCATTCCTAATGAATCAGATAACTTTTTAGCTCCATCACTACCTTTTCCAAAATTATCTTGTAGTTTCTTTAACTCATCATTTGTTTCATTTATTTTTTTAGAGAAGTCTTTTAATTCTTTTGAATACTTATCAACAACTTCTATAACTGTCTTTAATTTCTTATCACTCATATTAACTTCCCCTTTTTCTCATTTCTGAATAAATTTTATTTGTTACTCTTAAGATAAAATTGATTTTTTCAATAAGCCAATAAGGATGATCATCATAACCTTTATCTAATGGTAATCTATGAATATAATAATAAGAACTATCCATACCTTTAGTTTCAAAGTACATATTATACCTATGAATATCATTAATTATTTTCTGATATTTATCCTTATTGGCTGCTTTATGTCCTCTCATATAAAAAGAACAAGCCTTATAGTAGACTTGTTCTATATCTTGAAACCCCTATTTTCAGAGTTCCTCATTATTTCATCTAATATTTTTTGAAAAGTATGAGGCTCTTTATCAAAGAATTTCATTAAATTTTCTGCTGTTTTATCCACTTCTTTATTTTCTAAAGTAATCTTTAAAGTTTGTGCCAATAATAACTCAAATTCTGGCATTTCTTCAAAAGTATAATGAATTTTAACAGTTTCAAAAGCTTTTGCATCAGATAAAACTCTAACAGTTTCACGAGGTTTATTATAGAAATTCATCATATTTCTAAATGTTCCTACAGTTTCAACTGCTATAATATCTCCATCTTTCCCATAGTTAACTATATAACTAACTTTCTTTTCTTCAATAGGTTCTTTTATATCCTCTGTTTTTTCTTTTTTCATTTCCTACTCCTTATGCATCATGGTAATTTTCAAATGTTATTTTAACTGGTGTTTGTGATACTTTATCATAATATGCACTTAATTCTTTTGTCATTCCACCAGCACCATCTAAATTAGTTGCTTCCACATTTGAAACTTTTACATTTGGAAATTCTAATTTAACTATTTTTGTTGGATCTGTTGTTTCTGCTAAAGTAACTTCAACAATGTAAGATGTATTTTTTCTTAGCATTTCATAAGCACTTTTATAACTATCTTTATCAAAACTATTGAAAGTTAAATTAAGCCCAACTGTTCCTCTATCAGCTTGTCTAATTTTAGTTGTATAGACTGTATTTAAAGCACCTTTTCCTTCAAGTTTATTATCAATATTAATATCTATTGATTCTATCTTTGCAGTCATGTCTGTTGAAGTTTCTTTTATAACAGCACCTAAACAAATTAGAGATTCACCTCTTAATGCAACAGGAGTAGCATTTATTTTATTATTTAGTACCTTGTGTTCTTTACCTAGAATATTAGCAGTTACGTTTACAAATGCTTCCATTTGAGTGCTTATTTTTAAGCTAGATACTAAACAATCTTGAGCATACTCTGCTATGTCATCTTCAATATTATTTGAAATAAGTGTTAAGAAATTATCAAATGTCCCAGGTAAAAAATCTTGGTTTTTTCCATTTTTTGTTCCTTTAAATCCTGCTCCTTCTAATAATATTTCTAATTGCCCTGTTGTTGCTTCAATAGTTAAATCTCCATTAACTTCAACTTTTGATACAAATCCATCTCTTTCCCATCTTCCAGCACCTATTGCTTTACTTGTTGTTTTATTTACTTTAGGTACTACACCATAATTTGTACAATCTAATTGATTTAATCCAGTTAATTTAGCAGTACCTTCTGCAGTTTGTTTTCCAACTAAAAATTGCATATCCATATTTACCTCTCTTTCACAGTTAATTCAGCATTAATATTAACTATTGCACTATAAATTTCATCATCATTTCCATAATTAAAACTTACTGAATAATCCATATTTATATAACTTTTTCTTAATTCCAAATCTTCACATAGCAACTTCATTTGTTCTTCAAACCAACTAATAGATGGCATTATATTAAAATAATTATCCTCAAGATAAATTAGATTTATAGTTCTATCATATTGCTTTTTATGATTAATACTAATTGTTTCTGCACTTAATTCTTGAGGTTGAATTATAAATATTCCTTGCTTTAAATCTACTCCTGTAAGATCCGTATTAATGAAATCACATTTTTTTTGACTTATCTTTTCAACTGCCTTTTTCAATTTAGAATAGAATGAATTATCATCTTCTAGATTAACTTTTTTGATATTACATTCCATTAATTCAACAATTGTATGAGCTTCTTTTTCAATTATTTCAATTTCATAATTTAAAATTTTAAAATCCTTAATATCAAGAGTAATTTTATCAATTAATTCATCTGCTACTTGGAATATATCTTTGTCCTTCTCACCATGATAAATAATATCAACAGTATAAACTTTATTAAATTTAACTCCTGCTATTGTAGTATCTCTATGATTAACTAATTGTAATGTGAAGCTAGGAGTTTCAAAGCCTTGTGTTATATCATTGATATTTATTTTTTTACCAGGATAATTTTTTGTGATAGCTTTTGCTATATTATTTAAAACTTTCATTACTCCCTATCCTCCATATATTTAACTAAATTTCTATTAAATACTGCTTGCCTAATCTTATTTATTTCAGTTACTGAATTAGTCATCATAAACCTACCTTTAACCCAATTAGCTTTTAATTTTTTGCCAATTGCTGGTACAAATCTACCCGGTGTTTGTCTATGCCCATATTCTACATAAATAGCATATCTTGCTATATTATAAAGAGTAATAAACCTTTTATCATTACTCTTTATGAGTTTAGACACATACCAACTTCTTCTTAAATTTCCACCTATGTGATTAATAACAGTTTTAGTTTTATACTTGCCTTTATTTTTACCTTTTGTATATCTTGCAAGTTCTCCTGTTTTATCTCCAAAGTATTTAAACCCTTTTATACTTTTCCCAACAGGAGTTTTTCTGATAACTTTATTTAATAACCTTCCACCTAACTCATTCAAAGAATCATCAATAGCTTTATCATAGTTTTCTTTTAATTGTTTTACATTTTTCTCAGTAAATCTTTTAAATTCAGAAAGATCAATATTTAATTTCATTAGGCTTTCCTTTCACTAACTAAAGTAATTTCCTGATGTGTTTTATACATTGCTACTTCTCCACTATGTTTATACTTCTTTGTGATTCCATTTTGAGTTACCTCAATATCAGAATTTAGAGAAATTTCTATATCTGGACTTAAAAATAATTTTATTACAGATGTTGCTACTCCATAATCCCCTTGAATTGCTACAGGATTACTTTCATACGATAAGAAACAAGGGATATCAGATTTAACTAATACCCCTTCTCTTTCATCTGTTATTCCATTTTCATCTGTAAATAGTTCAGTACCATATATATTACATTTTCCAGTGTATGTTTTTTCTAGTATTTTCCTAGCATAATCAAACATAATTACCACCCCACAAATCTATATCTATATATTTCTTGCTTTCCATAGTTTATTAGTCCTTGTATTACATTTGAAAAAGTTTCTTGATTAGTATTACCCTTAAAACTCATAGAAACTCCACCCTCTGTAAGTGAGGCTAACATTGGCTCAAAGTTAAGAGTATCTATATTTAAAGTATTTGTGGAATATTTGGTGTTAAGAAAATCTCCTACACATCTACATAGAAATACATAATATAATTCATTTGGTACTTCTTCTCTGTTTAATATATTTTTAAGATTTTGTAAGTTTTTAGGTAAAATAATATCAAATAGTTTATCATCATCTTGTAAAGTATAATTATATCCAAGTAACATATTTTTTAAGTCTTGTATAATCTTTTCTTTATCTTCAATAATATCTATCATAATTATTTCCCTTTTTTATTTTTACTAACTTCTTCTGTTTTTGCTTCTTCAACATTTGTTTCTTCAGTAGTAACTTCTTCTGTTGTTTCTTCTACTGTATGTCCATAAGATTTAAACCATTCAATATCAGTTGTTGATAGGTCTTTAACTTTTGCTATCCCATTTAAAAAAGCTACACCAGATATTTCTCCAGTATAGCTTTCATTTTTAGTTTTTATTATAAACATATTTTACCTCCTATTATTGTACTTTTATGTTTCTTAATACTCCACAAGATTTTGAAGATTTTAAAATAGGCACTCCTCTTAATTCTACAAGTCCTCTTGCTTGTTCAGAAGCTACATTGAAGTCAGGGGCAATTACATCAATTATTTTTCCAGAAGATGGAGATGCAACTGATAAAGCATCTTCTCCAAATCTCACTGCATATAAAGAAGTGTTTCCAGTAGCATTATCAATAGTTATTGTTTCTTTTGCTACTGTTTCTCCCTTAGGAATATATTTCTCAACTGTGATTAGTGGAATACCATCATAAGAATCAATTTGTGATCCATAAGCTGTTGGAGTTAAAGTATATAACCCTGCTACTTTTGCCGCTGCTTTTATTTTTGTAATCATTTTAGAGTTTCCTATTAAAGCATGAGGTTTTTCATCTAACAATGATAACCATTCATCTAATTTTGTTGCAAATTCAAGTGCATTTTCTTTTACTTTTGCAAATGTAGATAAATCAAATCCTGTTGTATGAGCTAGCATATCTGTAGCTGTTCCTTTTAATAATGTATCTAATCCATCAAATTGATCTCCTGATGTTGCAACTGATCCATTTATTAAATAATATGAAAATCCTTTTCTTGCAGATTTAATTAATTGGGCCATTTGCAAAGCAACTTCATTTTCTACTCCACCTTGGTCTCTTAATGCTCTATCTATAGAGAATGCTCCTCCATAAACTTTTACTTCAGCTGTTTTCATTTTCTTTTTAGCAAATGTATCATCATACTTTCCATTGATACCTCTGAAACCTGTTTGAGATTCTTCACTTAAATAAACATAAGACGTTGACCATCCAGCACCACCTGCTATTGGATTAGCTATTGGGTCAAATGGTATTGCTTGAAATAAATAATCTCCTCTTGTAAATTCATCAATTACTCCTTTTTCTAAATCTGTTAATTGTCCTTGTCTTACTTCTGCTAATGTTATTGCTGGCATATTTTACCTCCTAAAATTTTTAATTAATACCTTTATAAAATGCACTTAAAGCACTACCTAATGTTACTTTAGATTCAGCAGGGTTTCCACTACCATTTGGATTAGCTGGTGTTGTTCCTGCTGGTGCTGGTGGTGCTTTTTCTTCAACCTTAAATAGATAATCACTTGTTTTTTTTAGTTCTTCTATTTGTTCAGTTAAACCTATAACCTTGTCATTATCCATTTTTATATTTTCCATTTTTAATAATGCTTTTACAGCTATATTATTTTTAGCTCCTGCACTTGTTAAAGCAAGTTCTAAAGCATTATCTAATTTTACCTTTGCTAATGTTTCTTGATATTCTTTCTCACTAGCTTGATTCTTTTCTTGTAATTCAATAATTTGTTTTTTTAATTCTTCATTACTTGAATTGTTTTTTTGTAACTCAGATAATTGTTTATCTCTTTCAGTTAAATCTGATTTTAACTTATTCTTTTCTTCTACAACTTCATTAAATCTACTTTGAGGAATCATATTCCCATATTTTTCCATTAACTTCATTGCTTGTTCTTCTGTTAGTCCTAACTTAATTAATTCATCTTTATTCATTTATTTGCTCCTTTCATTTTTAACGTTGTATGTCAACAATTTAGCTCTTATTCTTTTACGTGTATAATACCAAAAACACGAATTATCTTTTATAATAATTAAAATTATTTGAAGATAATCACTCTCCTTTGCAATAAAAAAGCACCTAGAATTAACTAAGTGCTTTAAAATTTAATTATTTTATTTCTGATATTTCTTGTTCTTTATCCATTAAGTCAATCATTGTTTTTAATCCAGCTTTATCTGCTTTTGTCAAAGTAAAATCATAAATATTTTCTCTACCCTCTAATCTTATTTTAACATTATCTGAATTTACCATTGCCCTAACAATTCCTTTATTTACATTATCTAAGAAAACATCATAAGTTTCATAAACATAACCATATCCTACATCTGTTTTTTGTTCCAACCTTTTAAAATTTATCACATATCTTCCTGAATCTGTTATAACAATCATCTTTTCAAAAAATATCCAATCTTTACCTGAATAACTAACAATCAATCTATAAAACATTGGTTTTATATAAGTTTTTCCATCAAAGCCACCATAAACAGAAATATTATTCTCTACTCTTTTATTAGTTACCCAAGTTACATCTTGAAATTCATCATATTTTTGAGAAAGATTATTTAGAATACTAAAGATTTCTTTTTTTACTTCCATCTTTTTTCTTCTTTTATTTTTTCTTTTTCTAGTCTTTCAGCTTCTTCTTCTTTTAATTTTTCTAATTTCTCATTTTCTTCTTGAATTTTAATTGTTGATTGTTCTTTTATTTTTTGTAACTCATCTTTTTTTATAAAATTAGGGTATTTTTCTTCAAATACTTTTATTTCATCAAGAACTTTTTGATATTTTTGCTCTTCAAATTTTTCTACAATCACATTAAAATTTCTTTCACTTTCTTTTCTTAACTCTCTCTCCTCTTTACTTTCACAAGCAAACAATAAAAATGTTGATAATAAAATAACTAATATTTTTTTCATTTTCTTCCCCTCCTAATAGTTATAATACTATTTGTACTATAAATATTAGAGTTTGTCAAGAGATAAAACAAATAGATGTTATTAATATTCATTATAAACTTCTTTTCTTATCTTATTGATTTCTTGTTGTGAAAAATCTTTATTAGAAACTTTAACAGAATACTTTTTTCTATATTTTCAATTTTTTCACAAAGAATTTTCGTAGCTTCTACATATTCTAATCCATGTCCATCTAATGTCCCTTTTGGCAATTTAACAGACCCAATTTCTTTACATCTGATAAAATATTCAGTGTATGTTTCTTTTATTTCTTTGACAGCTTTTTCTAAATTTGTCATCTTTTAAATCTCCTATACCTAATTCCTTTTTCTAATGCTTTTCCTATTTGAATATTATGTTTTACATATTCAAAATTTTTCCATTCATCTGGATCATCTGAATATTTATCACTTTCAAATAAATCCCAACTTATTTCATATTCATATTTATAATCCAATCCTTTTAAATATGCTAATTTATATTCAATAAAAGAATTTATATCTTCATTACTGAAAGAAAATTCAGTATATTTTTTAGGGTGATTATGTGTTATATAAGCTCCTGTTAAATCTCCAACCACTTGACTATTAACAAAATTTTCTCCACCAATAACTCCATAAACATTTCCATCAGCTCTTACAACAATAGCTGTTTCATAGCTTAAATTTGCCATTCCTGCCTCATATTGAGAGAATACTTCTCTAACACTATTATAATCTACTTTATCAATTTTGAAAAGCCAATGATATTCATTCACTTTGTTTTTATAATCAAAATTACCTTCATCATTTGCATGTAAAATATGATGTGGTTTCTCAATATATCTATCATACCAATCTTGATAATCTTTGACATCTACTAACTCATAGTCATCATCTTCTGTTCTGGAAGCTCTTAAGTTAGTATCTCCTTCTATTTTATCATAGTAAGGAGCTGTAACTGTTCTACAATTAGAATGAAAAGGGGGAGCAGTAACTCCTACTTGATAATCTTTCATATCAAATACTTTACTATCCATACTTCTACAAATAGGCGATGTCCTATCATCAAGAGTTGCTATAACTTCATATTTTTCACAGCCTAAATCTTTCATACATCTTTCTTTAGCTCTTGAATGATATGCTGCACTCTCTGTCATTATTAATCTTGTAGCTATGTTTCTTTCAACATTAAATCTTTCTTCAACAATATCTATGATATCTTTTAAAGGTTTTCCTGTTATGATATTTTGAGTTAAATTAGTATGTAAAGTATTAACTAACTTACTATCATTACCCCAAATTCTTTTACTCCAATTAGTGTTATCTTTTGTCCAAGGCTTATATACTAAACTTTCAAGCAGTTCAGGATTTAGTTTTTCTATATTAGAAAACTTATCTAAACCTTTTTGAATACTGTAAGCACTTCTATAGTAAGTATCTCTATAAACACTTCTTAAATGTTTATCTAAATTATTTTCCATAGTCTTAGATAGTAAATCTATTTCTGCTTTTATTTCCATTTTTAAAGCTTCTAATCTCTCAATGTGAACTCTTGAACTAACATTCTTTAATTCTTTTATAATGCTATCATTAGGACTTATATTAAGAGATTGACCTTTTCTAACATATTCACTCAAAGACATTTTAAATTCTTTCAATTCTTTTTTGTTAAATCTTTGTTTTGCTTCATACATAGATATATTATTATCTTTTGCATACTTAGCATAAAACTCATATATTTTTTGATTTGTATTCTTTAAAGCTATATCATATTGCCTTTTAGCTTCTTTTACTTGTTCCTTAGATAATTCATTGATTCTATTTTCTTCAGCTGTAAATCTATCTACCCAATAGTTACTCATGATTATATCCTTCATAAGTTTCCTCTATCTCTTCAATAGAGCTTTCTTTTTCTTTTTTTATTTTTTCTAATTCAGCTTTAGAATCATTTACCCAAGGATGTTGAGCAACTATTGTTTCTGTACTTAATATTCCAACTGATTTTTGACAATCTTCTATAGCTTGGCTTTCATTAATTAAAATATCTTTGTTAAATATAATATCTATGTCATCTTCATTGAATTCAGCTTTTAAATGTTGCTTTACAAACCATAACACCATTTTTAAAGAAGCTTTGAATTCTCTTTCAAGTGCTGTTGCATCTAAATCTATATCACTGTACATAGATTGAATATTCATTTGATTTACATTCCCTTGAAGCTTATCACTTTTGGCATCAAAAGCTTTTGCATTTTCTATAAAAGATTTATTTAGTATTTTTAAAATAGTTTCATAGTTTCCAGAATTAACTTCAATTGTTAATTGATCCACTCCTCCATCAGAGCCAACAGGGATATAACCATAAAGATTCATATTGTGTCTTAATGTACCACCTTGCCCATTATAGTTTTTAACCACAAGTACAGTAGTTCTAGAATTATCTTCCATGTCATTTTTAAAATCACTTATTACTTCATTTATTGCATCTTGAATACTTTTTACTTTTATAATTAAAGGTAATTCTGTTTCATCTACTTTGAATGGAATAACAGGTAAATACTCCCAATTGAATTCTTTATCTCCTAGCTTCATATAATTTTTATGAGCAATTAAAGAACTTAATCCATTATCCCAAGTATAATAATCTATTCCATCTAATGTATAAACTTCAACATTAGTAACTTCCTTATAATCATATCCAGTAAATTTTTTAGTTTTATATATTCTTATAACATAGTCAAGTTCAGTATGATCATTATCTTTCCATATCGGAATAACTTCACTACCTTTAAATTTTTTAAAAGAAAAGTCACTCTTTTCATTGTAATAGACATATAAAAAAGCTATTCCATTCAAATAAGTCCCTTTTCCTATTGAGTGTAATAGCTTGAAAAATTTACTATTAAATATTTTATTTAAGTTATCCATGTCATTTTCATTTTTTGATGAAAGACTAGGTGTTTTTGATAATAAGTAATCTGTTTTTTGATCCACAGCACCAGCAAATTTATTGTCTACAATTTTATTATTAGTTAAATTAACTGCTGGAACTAAATTTCCATCTTGTCCTATTACTTTTCTAACTCTATTTAAAATATCATGTTTACCTTTATAATAATTATCTCCTAATTGCATATTTTTTAAGTTTTCACTAGCTAAGAAGTTTCTTATTATTAATTCTAATTCTTTTATCGGTACTCCATTCATATCTCTTTTTCTCCTAAACAAGTTTTTTATAAACTTAAACATACCTTACTCCCTTATAGATTCCAATTGTATCCATCACTTGCCATTTTCTCAGCAACACCAGTTAAAGCATCTGGTCCATCATCGTGTTTGTTTTTTCCTTCCTTCTGATAAGAAATAATATCTTTTGCAAATTCTGACCATTTATTTTTCCAATCTATAGGCATATAGATATTTGCATTAACCCAAGCACTATTTGATAATATTCTTGC